TCCGACGCCTAGTGCTGAGGCTGGGCGGCGGTCGCTTGAGAAGGGCTGGATCACGCTCCCGGCGGAAGGTCGCCTGGGGGATCCGCCGCCGATGCCGATCCGGTCTAGGGGCTGGTCGCCGGCTGAGGCGGACTTCGCGGATGAGCTGTGGCGGTTTTGGTGGCGGTCGCCGATGGCGCTGATGTGGTCGGAGTACGACGCGGTTGGGCTGTGCAGGCTGGTCGATCTGACGGTGGCGGGTGGGAGTTCGGCGCCGATCCTGTCGGAGCGGCGGCAGCTCGAGGACCGTTACGGGCTGAATCCGGTTGGCCGGCGGCGGCTGTTCTGGCGGATCGAAGGGGTAGACACTCCGTCTCGTGACGCGGCGGGGCTGTCGGGGCGGGTGGAGCGGAAGGGCCCGCCGTCGGCGGGTGGGAAGCGTGACCCGCGGCGTAAGCGGCTGCAGTCGATCGATGGAGGTAAGGCGTGAAGGTGGGAAGGCGTGAGATGCTTCGCGCTCTGGCTGGGACGGCGGCCGCTGGGGCGGTGGCGGTGGCGGCTCCGAAGGCGCGCGAGTTGGATGTGCGGTGGCAGGGTGACCCGTGGACTGTCGTCGGCGCGGACGATGGTGATTTCATCTGGTCGCTGATGAGCGCAGGCCATCAGGCCGAGATGGCCGGATGGTTGGCTGATCATCAGCTAACGCTGGGGGAGGTCCGCAGGGTGGAGTTCTGGCCGGGTCTGGCTCGGATCCACGGGGTGGACCTGAGCGCCCATGCCCATGAGCCGTTCTGGATCCGGCTAACCATGGCCGACCCGCCCCCGTTCATTGCAGAGGGGCTGCCGTGACGCGGATCCGGAAACTAGTAGCGTCGCTCGGCTCGTGATGATCACGGCCGTGGCTGTGATACTGGCCGCGATGCTGGTGGCGATGATCATCATGGGGGATTGGTGAGCGGGCTCGCCCCGACGCTCGGCCCGCAGGTCTGCCATTTCATCTCCGTCAACGGGGTGCACGGGCCCGGGGACAAGATCGGGGAGCCGTTCGAGCTGTCCGATGAAGAGTTGGCGTTCATCTACAGCGCCTACGAGCTGGAGGAGGATCGATATCGGCCTGGCCGGTGGCGCCGGCGGTACCGCCGGTGTATCTACAGCCGACGGAAGGGGCTCCGGAAGTCGGAGCTGATGGCTCAGGTCGTGCTGGCCGAGTTCGACGGGCCGGTCCGTTTCTCGGGCCGGTGGGCGCAAGGCGGCGAGGTCGACGAGTGGGGTTACGTCTTCTCGCCTGGGGAGCCGATCGGGGAGCGGGTGAAGTCCCCGGAGATCCCGGTTGTGGCCACGACGGAGGAGCAGGCCGAGCGTCTGGTGTGGGGGGTGATGCGGTATGTGTTCCAGCACACCCCGCTGGCGGCCCGCTACGAAGTCCAGAATGACGTGATCTTCTTCGCAGGCCGGCAGCGGGAGGCCGGCTGGTGCTACCTGATCCCGCCCCGGAACTACCACGCCGCGGACGGTGCTAAGCCGACGTTCACACCCCGCGAGGAGCCCCACATTTGGGTGACGGACGATCTGCGCCGAACGGCCGACGTGATGGACCGGAACCAGGTCAAGCGGCAGGCGGCCGACCCGTGGACGATGGACGCCAGCACGATGTACGCGCCGGGCGAGGACAGCGTCCTCGAGCGGTCAGTGAAGGCGATCAGAGCCGGCGTGGAGTCGATCCTGCTCGACCACCGGCAGGCTTCGGACGACTGGGATCTGCAGGACGATGAACAGTGGCTCGAGGCCGTCAGGGAAGCGTCGGGGGATGCGTGGCCGTGGACGAACATCAGCGGGATCCGAGACGAATGGCTGGACCCGGAGAAGACGGAGGCCGATTTCCGCCGCTATCAGCTGAACCAGGCGGTGGCGGTCGCCGAGCGGCCTTTCGACGGTGACAGCTTCGACCGGTTCGAAGACCGCCGGCGGACCCCGGGGCCGAGCCCGCAGACCCCGATCGTGCTGATGTTGGACGGGAAGCTCACTAGGGACGCCACCGCGCTGATCGGTTGGACCGTGGAGGACAGACCTCACCTGTTCCTGGCTGGGCTGTGGCAGCGGCCGCCCGGGGTGTCGGTCACCGATTGGTCGGCGCCGAAGGACCAGGTGCGGGCCCGGGTGGCTGAGCTGTGGGACAGCTACCGGGTGGTGTTCATCGGCGGCGACTTCGATCAGGCGTGGGGGCCGGACCTCACAGCGTGGCGGGACGACTACGGTAAGGACCGCGTGATCCACGTTCCCACCCGGCCCGGGCGGCTGATGGGTACCGCGGTCGAGCGCTGGGAGGAAGAATGGAATGCCGGTGTCGTGCGATCGACTGCAGGTCAGGTAACCCCGTGGACTCACGACGGGTCCCCGGAGCTGCGCGCCCACTTCGCGGCCGCTGTGCTCGGCCCGCTCGGAGCTTCCCGGTACAAGTCGCTCCGGAAGGCCAGCGAAGGGATGGGTGACGTGATCGACGGGGCCCGGGCCGCGGTGGCCGGATGGGCGACGATCCCCGCGGCGCGGGTCAAGCTGGCCGAGCTGACCCCGGTCTCGTCCGGGGTGTGGTGATGGATACCGGAACGGTGATGTGGCTGGCCGGGCTGGTGACGATGGTCGCCGCTCTCGTCTACATCTTCGGCGGCCCGGCATGGATGATGGTCGGCGTGGGGGCGACCCTGACCGTGCAAGGGCTGGTCATCGACTTGACTGGCCGCGAGAGGGAGAATCGATAGATATGGGGCTGGCGCGGCAGCTGATCGATCGGAGGACCGGGGCCGGCATGGAGGCCCGCGGTGGTTTCGGGTCGGAGATGGCGAAGGTGCCGGGGCCGACCGAAGGGCTACGGCCTCGGGCCGGGCAGATCGTCACGCCCGACACCGCGATCCGCCATATCGACCTGTTCGCTCCCGTGAGCCTGATCGCAGACGCGATAGCGATGCTGCCGTGTCGCGCTCACCGGCAGGAAGCCCAGACCGCCCCCGACGGGTCCATCCGGCTGGTCCGCCGGAAACTGGCCCGGCAGCCTCTCTTGCTGACCGACCCGATGCCGGGTGAGCTCATGCCCGAATTCTCCCTGAAGCATCGGATGATGGACTCTCTGCTGTTGACGGGGAACAGCTACAGCGAGATCAACGCGGTGGACCTGGCCGGGTTCCCGTCGGTGCTCACACCGATTCACCCGACGAAGGTCCGGGATGTGCGACTCAACTCGGCCGGCATGGTCGAATACGTGATGCATGACGGCGGGATCCTGGGGAGCTTCCGGAACGGCGGCACGATGGTCCACGTCCCGGGATACATCCAGGCCGGCAGCCTGAAGGGCCTATCCCCGATCGACGCCGGCCGGCAGGGAATCTCGCTCGGGATGGCCGCGGAGACCTACGGGGCCGGCTGGTTCGGTGAGGGAGCCCACCCTATGGGCTACCTGAAGAACCCGAACGAGGTCGACAAACGCGAGGCCGACGCCGCGAAACGGAAATGGGTCTCGACCTACGGGGGGCTGTCCCGGGAGCCCGCCTACCTGTACGGCGGGCTCGAATGGGTGCAGGTCCAGGTGGATCCGGACACCTCGCAGTTCATCGAAACGAGGGGCCTGCAGGCCCGCCAGATAGCGAAGCTGTACCGGGTCGCGCCGCATATGGTCGGGGAGATCAGCAAGGCGACGAGCTGGGGGACGGGGCTCGAGGAACAGAATCTAGGGTTCGTGGTGTTCACGCTCGGCCCGTGGATCACCCGGGTGGAGCAGGTCCTTACCTGGCTGCTCCCCCGCGGCCAGTACGTGAAAGCGAACGTCGGGGGGCTGCTCCGCGGCAGGACGAAGGATCGCTACGCCGCCTACAGCGCGGCCCGCCAGTGGGGTTGGATGTCCGTCAACGAGATCCGGGAACTTGAGGACATGGCCCCGATCGAAGGCGGCGATATCTACCTGGAACCGCTCAACATGCAGGACGCGGCCGCCGCGCTGCTCGACGACGACGGCGGCACCGGTGACAATGGATTCACGGAGGACGACGATGACGACGATGAGGGATAGACGGGACGCGCTCGAGGTACCGAGCCCGCACAGGACACGGCTCCCGTTCGAACTGCGGGCCGCCAGCCGGGTGATCGTCGAACGGGCCGACGGTGACCAGCACGAGGCCCTACGGGTGGAAGGTCACGCGAGCGTCTTCGATCATGAGTACCCGGTGGCCGGCGGGCCGCCCTACGGGTGGGTGGAGACGATCGACCGGGCCGCTTTCGATGACACCCTGGCCGCGGATCCTGACGTGGTGTTCCTCCTGAATCACGAGGGGATCACCCTTGCCCGCACCCGGTCGGGGACTCTCCACCTGGGCACCGACGCCACGGGGCTCGTGACCCGCGCCGATCTCGACCTCCGCAATCCGACGGTGCAGGCCCTCGATTCGGCGCTGTCGCGGGGGGACATCGATCAGATGTCGTTCGCGTTCCGGGTCACCTCTCAGATGTGGTCGGAGCATCCCGACTGGGAAGGCGACGAGTACAGCCTGCGAACGATCCTCGGTGTCAACCTGCACCGCGGTGACGTGTCGGCCGTGAACTATGGGGCGAGCGAGGCCACGGACATCGATAGGATCGTGAGAGCATTACAGGATCTCGACCAGCGGGAGCTGGCCGAAGCACGGGCCGCCATCGACCGGCGGCTCGATAGCAGCACGGAGAAGCCCGGCGGGATACCGGGCGAGACCGAACGGGGCGGGATGTCACCGGACGATCTGGCACTGCTGGCGATACCAGACAATCCGAGATTACGGGAGCTGATGACATCATGAATCTGTCCGAACTTCGGGCCCGGCTGGCGCAGCTGGCCGAGCTCCGTGCAGCCGCGCAGCAGCGGGTGGACGACATCTACCAGGCCAGCGCCAGCGAGAGCCGCGCCCAGACCGACGACGAGCGGGCCGTGATCACCGCGGCCCGGGCTGAGGCCGCGTCGATCGACGCGGAGGTCGAAGACCTTCGCGGCGTGGAGCAGCGGCTCCAGCAGGCCCAGGACGCGGCA